CTCATGACGGCCTGGCTCGATGCGTAGTCGGTTAGATCTGCCGCGTTGAGGACTTGTCCTCCGGTCCATGCCTTGAAACCCTCTGCCATTGTGTCCTCCTAGAAGCCGTATCGGTTCGAGTCTAGAAGACTGAGAGGCTGGGATGATGCGGGAAGCGCGGCGTCGCCGTACACCATGCCTTGATCGTCGGCGTCGATGAGGTCGATGTCGATGATGTGACGAGCTGGAGCGACGCGGTGATGAATGCCGGCGACGACCATGTAGCGCTCGATGAGTAGTCCGCCTGGTGGTGTGAAGCGGATCAGCACGAGGTCGTCGAGGTCGAGAGCTTGGAGGAGTCCCTGGTTCTCTCCGGATTGTGCGGCCATGTCGAGGATGACGCGCTTCGGACGGAAGACGGGCTCTCCGAAAGTGTTCGCGTAATACTGAGCCATCGAGAGCGCGATGGCGTCGGAGTTCATGAGGAGACCGTCGGCGGAGTAGCTAAAGATGCCATAGGTCTCTTGAGAGTCGGCGTCGTTTGCGACTTGTGTCGTGCCTCCGGTGCGCGAGATTGTGGCGCGGTTGTAGAGGAGCTCGGAGCCGTATTCGACTTCGATGGATCGCGGTGTCACGGAGGTCCCGTCGTCGGTGATGACGATCGCTCCGGCGTAGGTCGGGTTGTATCGACGGGATCGGAATGTGAGGAGGCCTTCTTTCGACACGAAGAGGCTCCCGGGTTCGGATGACTCGATGAGCTGGCAGAAGGTGAGGACATTGGTTCCGAGAGCGACGGTCGTGGTCTGGAGTGTTGTCACTCCGGTCTGGATGTCTCGAGAGTTGGAGTCGAACGCGACCTCGGGCTGGTCGAGGACGCTCGTGAGCATTGACGATGAAAGCGCGGTCGTGAAGGTGTCCGCGTCGAGTGTTCGGTTCGCCAGCTGGACGAACGCGTCCGCCGCTCGGATGATGGCCGTCGCGATGCCCCCGAGTGGATACTCGAGGTCCCAGTCTTGGATCACTCCGAGGAATTGGACCTCGGTTCCGACGGTCACGCGGATCCGCTTTCCGGGGATGATCTGGCCGGCGAATGGATAGCCAGGAGTGCCGGCTGGGATGGTCGGGTCGAAGATGGCGGTCTGGTTGTCCAGCGTGACCGACATGGTGCCGGCGTTGTATCGGGCGAGGGCTTGGTTCTTGCCGCGGTCGATGCTCGTCTGATAGGCGAGGTCGGTGACATCGAAGAAGACCTCTCCGCCGAGCTTGTAGGTCGTGTTATCGAGGACGCCTTTCACCGCGTCATCGAGGACGAAGTTCGTCGTCTGATCTGATTGAGTGAACTCGATCTCGACGATCGCCGGGGCGATGTTCAGCGTGGACATTAGGCCGCCGCGAAGACGGGGCCGGCGGTGCGCTCGTATTGCTTGATCGCGTCTACAACTTGACGACCAATCTCTCGAGGGTCGCCGACGCCGGTCTGAACGGTGATCTGGTAGGTGTTGCCTCCGCCAAGTTTGCCGATCTTGTCAAGTGGCACGACTAACTCCGGACCGGCCTCCCCGATGACACTCAGCTGAGGCCCCATTACGAGACCGCCGGCGGCGAGTTTTGGTATGCCGGCGAGGTCGGGCGCGTTCACTTTGATGTCCGGTCCGAACGGGACCGGGATGGTGAACTCGAGGAGGTTGTTGAGTTTGCCGATGAGTCCGTTCACCATGTCGATGATCCCGTTCACGAGGCTCTTCCCTAGTCCGATGCCGAGATCGGCGAAGCCTTTCCCGAGCTTGAGCGCCATCTCTGGGATCTTCTTGACAATCTCGAGGACCATGAGTCCGAGTCCTTTGATTACTTGAGGAGCCAGCTCGAAGGCCCAGCCGACGAGAGCGGCGGTCCATTCGACGGCGATCTTGAGAAGTTTCGGGAGGGCTTCGGTGACGGCCCAGATCGCTATCTTCGCGACTAGCTCTCCGAGCTTCTGAAGCATTGGCGCGATGTTCGGTCCGATCCATGCGACGAACGCGTCTCCCCATTTTTTGAGAGTGTCCACGAGCTGAGGGAGACCGGTGTCGAGGAGCCAATTCGCGCCGGCGACCATGAGGTCGGCGTAGGCCTTGATCATTGGTCCGATGCGTGGTCCAATCCAATCGACGAGAGCTACTCCGAGTTCGACGAGTTTCTCTCTGAGCATTGGGAGACCGGTCGAGCCGATCCAGTCCACGCCGGCGGTGAAGATGCGCTGGAAACCTTTGACGAGTCCGTCTTCTTGGAGGACATCTCCCATCTTTGAGAGGCCTGGGACGACGGTCCCGTTCACGAAGTCGAGGAGACCGCCGAGAGCTGGAAGAAGTGCGGCCCCGATGGTCTCTTTCGACTCGTCGAGTGCGACATTCACGCGCTTGAGTTGTCCCTCGTATGTCTTGGCGTATTCGGCGGAAGCTCCTCCGAAGGTTCCGTTCAGCGCGGAGAAGACTTCCTCGGCTGAGGCTCCCGACTTGATGGCATCTCTCAGCGACGGGTCGAGCTTCATGAGTGCGGTGTGCTGGCCGTTGAAACTTTTCCCGAGCGCGTCAGAAACGGCCGAGAGCGGCTTCCCAGTTTGGATACTGATGTCCTGGGCAAGGCCTAGAAGCTCCTGAGACTTTGTGAGATCACCGGTAGCTCTCACGAGCTTCCCGAGGGCCGGACGAAGCTCACTATCCGAGGTCCCCGACGCGAGGGACATCTTCGTCACGAAGTCCTCTGTCGCTTTGACTTGTGCCTCTGTCGCTCCGGTCGTTGCCTTCAGTTGGCGCTCGAGAAGTTTCGCGGCGGCTTCGTCTTCGATGGCGGCCTTCGCCGCGTCAAGGCCGGCGAACGCGACCGCGCCGAGAGCGGCGGCGGCTGGGAGTGCGAACTTCTTGACAGATCCGCCGAAGCTCGAGATCGAGTCGCCGGCTTCTCCGAGTGCTTTTCTTAGTGGTGCCGCGTTACCTGAAACGACGACGGAGATCGACTTAGCCATAGCTCTAGATTACTTTCTACTCGAGGTCATACTTGACGATGAGCTGAGAGATGCGCTCCGCATAGAGCGAGTAGACCTCCTGGCGACGACCGTCGAGGACTTCATAGATGAACGGGTTCGGCTGGATGTTTCGAGCTGGCCATCCGAAATGGATCGGGCCGGCGTAGGGCACCGCCGCGGATCCAACTCGGACGCGTCCCTGGCGTTGAGTTGGTGCCGACTTGAGTGATGCGAGAAGAGCTCCAGATCGGACCGGTACGAGACGAGACGCGCCATCGACGACGATCTGGCCAGCCTTCCGGTGTGTTTCTTTCATGTCGTTCCGTGAATCGTCTGAGAAGTTTCTCATCGCTTTCTGGACATCGCGAAGGCCTTCGATCTCGAGCTGGCCTCCCATGTCGCCGACGACGCCGGCGCGGTACTTCGCGGCGGCCTGTTTCTGGTATTTGTTGAGAGCCACTAGCGCCTTCTCTTCTCGCGTTGGTTGAGGAGTTCGACGAGGTTGTTCAGAGTGTCCACATCGCTCTCGAGTAGTTCGCGAGGAGAGATCCCCGTCGCGAGAGCTAGCTCGGCGATGAAGCGTCGGAACTCTCCTCCGCCTCTTTTGGGTCTGGCACGACCTCCACGGTCGGGATCGTGTCGAGAGTTTTGACATAGGCCTCGCGCCATGCGGCGACATCTCCGCCGGCTTGACGCTCGGCGAGGAATGCGAGGAGGTTGATGTGCCCCACATCGGCGGACTCGACCGAAGCGAAGGTTCGCATGAACGAAGTCTTCGCCATGTTTTCCCATTGGTCGATGATCCACGGAGTCACCGGGTATGTCCCGGCGATCCCGTCGATGTGCTGGACGGAGATCTGAAGCTTCGGGATCATGGGGTCATGTGCTCGCGATGACGAGCGATCCTCCGGTGAATTGAGCGGTCGTTGTCGCGACGGAGCCCAGGCCGCCGTCGATGCTACTGAAGCTCTCGAGGAAGGCCCCGGTCACCGTATAGCGCCTGTTGGTGGCAGAGACCGCGCCAGTCATCGGGATCATCACGAGAGTCGTGGTCGATCCGACGAGTGCCTCGAGAGTGGCGGTCGTTTCGCCGGCCGCCTGGTCAAGCTGGAACTCGATGTCCACGGTGACCGATTCGAGGCCGCCTTGAAACTTGCGAGCGGTGTCCGCCTGAGTTGTGACATCCTGGCTCTCTTTTGCGCGTGTGAGCACACATGAGACCACTCTGTCGTCGAGGTTCACCGAGTTCACGGTGACCTGGGTCATGGGAATGTATTGAGCCATTAGCTACTCCTCTGGTTGAGCTTTCGGCCGGGTGGCCTTCTTGTCACATTCTATGTGACCCGATGCGATGAGGGCGTCGATGTTCACACCGGCGTCCTCTAGTTCGGCTTGTGACACGGTAGAGCCAGGCTCTCCGAGTGCGATTTTGTGGATGATTTTGTAACTATCCATGAAGGACCACCTCGTATTGGTACGCGAAGTATGTGACGCCGGCGACCTCGATGGTGATCGGTGCCGCGCGGATGACTCGAAGCGTCGCGAGCGCTCCCGAGAGTGTTCGATCTGTTTCGAGTGCGGCTTTGATAGAGCCAGCTCCCGATCCAGCGAGGAAGCCGTCGAGCTTGTCCTGGGCTCCTCTGTCGTTCATTCGTGACACGATGACGAGAACATCGACTTCCCCCATGTCGAGGCCGCGGTTCTGTGCTTCGTCAAAGGTGATCGTGATGTTCCCGACGACGGCACACGGGGCCGGAACCTGATCGGGCACATAATCGAAGACGCGAGTGACGACCGTCGAGAGGGCGGTCTTCAAGTTTGCGCGAACGGTTGAGGGGATCACGCGAAGAACTCCCGCTTGTAGGCGCGGACCATCGCGGTGATGTCGCGGCCGAGTGGGGACATGCGGATCGCGCCGAGCTCGGAAAGTCCGAGGACTCCGCCGATGGAGTCTTTCCGCTTGTAGAGATCCGCGGAGAGGATGAGCGTCGCCTGGTTGATGTCGTCGGGTACTGAAGGCCATCCCCAGCGGGCCGTGACTTCGACCTGGGGTCGGTAGTTAGTCGGGAGAGAGAAGCTCTCACCGGACACGATTGTGATGTAGTTCCACGGGCGACCCTTCGCGGCGGCGTTCACCGGTTCGGTGATGAAGTCCGTGTTTACGACGAGAGTCGTCTGATAGACGCCGGCGGAGTTCGGGTCGGTCTTGACGACGAGTCCAGAAGTAGATCCGAAGTCATCCACGAAGACACGGAGAAGATCGCTCGGGCGATAGGTGCGAGCCGATGCCGATGAGTCGAGATAGAAGCGGCGGTTCGCGATGCGGTCGATGGAGCGGGACGCGGCCTCGACGATGTGCTCGAGGAGCGTGTCTTCCATAGAGTCCTCGATTTTGAGGTAGCTCTTCAGCTCGGCGAGTGTCGCGTATCCATTCGAGATGGCCATCTATCGCTTCTTTCGGGTTGTGGGCCTCTTAGGTGCTGGAGCATCTTTCGCGGCCTTCTGGGGCTTCTGAGATGCTTCTGGCTTGATCGTGGGGGTGCTCGCCGGCTCAGTCAGCACATCCTCGAGAGGCGTGACACCATCCGAGTGACCGAGCCGACGGAGCTCTGCTTCGACGAGCTTCGCACGATCGACGAGACCGCGGCGGCGGTAGCCGTCGAGCTCGTGTTCGTATGCGGCGATGAGTGCGTCGATGTTCATGTGAACCTTCCGACGGCCCGAGGATGTGCTCCCGGGGCCGGTAGGCGGACCGATTAGGCCCAGTTGGATGTGATGAGGCCGGTGCCGGTGATCTTGGAGAACGCCGTCGGGTACTTGCCGGCGGAGTATGCCGAGAAGCCGAAGAGGATCGTCCGGATCGCGTTGGTGCCTGATGGCTCCTCGAAGCGAACGAAGAGCGGGTTCCCGGAGTTGTCTTCCCAGAGGTAGCTCTCGCGGAAGTCTCCAACGATGACCGCGGTCTCGTTCGTGCCGGTGCCGAGGTTGGTCGGCATGTTCGCGTCAGCGACCACGGGGATACCGAGGATCTGAAGACCGCCGCCGAGGTAGTCGGGACGGTCGAAAGTTGCGGCCGCGTTCATTGGGTTGCCAGCGGTCGGCGAGAAGATCGGCCGGTTCGTGGTGTCAAGTGCGCGGAGCCAGCATCCGATGAGGCTCGGGTGCGCGACGATGTGAGTCGCCGCTCCGAAGAAGTTCGTCGAGATTGAGGTGATCGCTTCGACGAGCTTCGGATAGAACTCTGCCCATGTTGCGCTCGCGTCGGTGTATGTGACCGAGCCGATGCCGGAGGTGTTGAGGATGCCTCGGTGGTTAGGAGCTGAGCCGTCACCGTTGAGGATCTGTCCGTCAAGGAGTGAGTGGTAGGAGCGGATGCCATCGCCGAGGAGCTGGTCTTCGACGCCTACACCGCGGAGCGATGCCTGCTTCGAGAGATCCCACATCGACTGGACGGTCCGCACATTGACGGTGAGGAGGGTGTCATCTGGATCGGACTCAGTAACGGCGGTTCCTTCTGTTGCCGCGTAGCTGGTAATTCCCGTAGTCAAGCGGCCGAGATTGACCGTCATGCCCACGCCGGGTAGCGGAGCGTTTACGGAGATGTCAGCGGTCGGACGGCCAGCGCGACGAAGTGGCGCGAACTGATCGACGAGGTACTGAGGTACTACGAGGCCGGAGAAGTTAGCGGTCCCGGAGTCACGCTTTTCGAGGCGGACTTCGTTCTGGTAGCGCTGGATGCGCTCGCGGGCTTCGTAGCTTCCGCCGAACTCGGCCGCCATAGCGTCCGCGAGGAAGTCATGTCCGGCGCGTTCGTGATAGGTGGCTTCTTCTGAGATGACGCGAGTCGGAGCGGCTGAGCGTGTCTCGACTTTTTCGCCTTCGACAGATGCGGCGAGGTTCGCGGCTTTTGCCTTGCGGACTTCGAGGTCTGTGATCTGTTCGATGCGCTCGTCGAGCTTTGTCATCTCAAGGGTGAGGGCTTGGATGTTTGCGACTTCGATGTCTGTGACATCGCGAGCCTCGTCATGTGCTCGTGTCAGAGTTGCCTCGATGAGGCTCTGCTTTGAGTCACGGTTTTCGTGGAGGGTTTTGAGGAATGCGTTCACGGTGTTCTCCCGTTGTCTAGCTGGTTGGGTTTTCCGGGGTGTCGTCCTGGATCCGGAGAGGGTGTCGCGAGTGGCGAGGTGCTCGTATCCGGCCGGCGAGGTGTCGGTCTGGTTGGAGTTTATCTCTCGCGGCGAACCTTTGCGAGTATCTGTTCGACGAGTGCGCGGTTCGTCATTTCGTCGGCGTGGTCGATGAGGGTGTCGATCTCGTCTTCTACATCGTCGTCGAGGTCGTCTTCGTCTTCTGAGATGTTGAGCGCGGCCAGCTGGTCTTCAGCTTGTGCTCGTGTTCGGTGGCATCCTTCGACTTCACCGTTCGAGTCTTTGACGACGGCGAAGCCTTCACAGTAGGGAGAGTTGTCTTCGATGTGCCACGGCATCGTCTTAGTCTCCCTGGACTAATACCGAGACAATCGGCGTCCCGGTTCCAGCAATGGCGAAGAGCGTCTCGTTCATCGGCACCTCGAGCGTGACGATGCCGTTCGCGTTGTCAATTTTGAGAC